ATTATTACTCTCCGAGTCTTTGTCTAATAAAAAGCGAGGGGATCCGAAGACCCCCTCTATAGTTAGTTAGGACGCCATAGCGGCCTGGACATACTTACCGTATTTGTTATGGAACCTATCAAAGTTTTTAAGGTCCTTAGGATTAAACGGAAGTTTATAAGTAGCGATAGCAACTCGCGTACCCATAACAACTAGTTCAGTTTCAAAATTATCCATCATAAAACCAAAGAAGTTATCTGCCATCTTAGTCCACTCCTTCTCCTTGCGTTTAAACGCCTCTTGAAGTTCATAACACATACTTACGGTTAGCGAATACATCGCCGAAATTTCTTTCGTCTCCATATCTTTAACCTTGCCTTTTAGTATGTCAGTTGGATTAGGCAGTTTAGCCGCAACCTTACGGTGTGCCGCAAATTTAACTGCCAGGCCTTCGCCGACGCTACCTGCTACCAAATCTGTAAGTGTAGATTCAGGCAAGTTGTCATCGAGAAGTTCGCTCACAAATGTCCACGAACGTGGAGTTGCGAATGCACGTGAACTTGACTTAGGATCAAAGTCATATAGATCCTGTTTAGCAAATGTCAAGTAACCTACTACATCCGAGTGAATTTTGTTTTCAGTCGCCCATGTCAACCAGTCTTCAAAGTCAACACGTAGTTCAAGGTGTACAAAACGATTAGCAAGCGGTGCCGGCATACGATAAGTTACACCCTTATCAGTTTCACGGTTACCTGCCGCAACGATTACAACGTTGTCTGGTAGTTTGTATGTACCAACCTTGCGATTTAGAATAAGTTGATAAGCCGCCGCCTGTACTGCTGGCGCGGCAGAGTTCATTTCGTCTAAGAAAAGAACAATAGTTTTGTATTTCTTAGCAAGTTCTTGGTTTGGCAATTCACTTGGAGGTGCCCATGCCATAATATTATCATTTGCTGAGTAATAAGGAATACCTTTAATGTCTGTAGGTTCCCAAAGTGACAAACGAACGTCAATTAAGTGTGCGTTGTCTAGTGACTCTGTAATCTGAGTCATAATATCTGATTTACCAATGCCTGGAGGACCCCACATAAAGATAGGACGCTTCAGTTTTATTGCGTGTTGTACAGCCGATTTTGCTTCGTTCGGTGTAACTGTACGTGCTTCTGTTGTTTGTGCCATGTTGCTATGCTCCTTTGTTTCTAACTATAAGTATATAATACACTCAACAGCAGAAATGTCAAGCGGTTTTTCCGCTTTTTTGGAAAAAAACTGTCCAAAATGACGATTAATCTTCTAGTTCTTGTGCCATAGCACGGGCAAGGCCGTATTGTTTGATATCTCCAGCGAACATCATAAGTTGTAAACCCATTTTTTCGCTAAAAACAAAGATACGTTTCTTTGTAACGTAATAAGGACAATCAATAAAGTTGTCTAGGTATAGGAATACCTGTGGAGTAAACTTAATTTCGTTTGGAAATTTGATTTCATAGGTTTGTAAATCTGCTCTTTCTATAGCATATTCAAACCCGTCTTTGGTTAAACGCAATCCAGCATCACCTTTCGCTCTAGTGTTTTGCCACCAAAGCATATAATTCTTTTTAATTTCGGTTTCATTAATAATCTCTTCGTTTGCAGAGATCATAAATGTCTTGGTGTATGCTTCTTTGATATCCATTACGAGAGTTTCTCGCCGCTAGTTAACTTGTATACTTCAAACTCTGTGCTTTTAAACATAGCATTAAGTTTCTTTGCTAGATTAATTGCGTGTCCTGGGTTTGAAAATGAAGTCTTTTTGTATTTAGGACCAGGAGTAGGCGATATTGAGTTTGAACTTTTTAGATTGAAAGGCTTACCTTTATAAAAGACCGCCCATATGGCATCAGCATCTAGGACTTCTTCTCGTCTAAATGTGTTTTTGTCTGTATATGATTCCAGAACATTAGGTTTAGGTCTACTCATTGTACGTAATTCCTTTAAGTTAACTACGTACTTATTTATCGAAAATTTAGAAGTTTCCGCCGTCCATTTGTACGTCTACACTAACCTCTTGTGGCTGTTGTAGGCGTTTATCTTGCAGTTCTACAAGTCGTGCAAGCACTATGCTTATGCTATCGGCTAAATCTTTATATTGTTTAGCATCTAGTTTAAGTTCACGTTGTTGGGTCTTAGTTGCAATCTTAGCCGATTGCAAAAAGTTTTCTATTGCTACAGTATTAAGAGGATTTCGAGACATTTGATAAAACCTGACGCATTTCTAGTTCGGTTGTAAAAGGACCTTTGTACTCATAACGCTGTAGTGTAATAAGTTTAGGACAAAAACTTTTTACCCATCCTTTAGCAAAACGTATTGTATAGTAACCTGCACAGTACAAACTTTTTGATTTTTTACTTTTGCTGTATAAAGGTAAGTTGTTTTGTACATCTAGCAATGGATTATATGCCGGAGTGCTTGTTGGATATCCGTGAACTTCTAATACCTTGCTGTCTTTGGTTTTCTTTTTAGCAGTTTGTTCAAAAAAGTCTTTTCCAAATGCATCATAAACTTTTTCTACGTTTTCAAAATGTATTTTATCACGAGGGGTTACTAGAACAAATCCTTCTTTGTTCTTTTGTAACGTACCTACTTTAGTACCGTAGTTTTGAACAATCCAAAACTTATTAGGCACCAATGGTTTGGCTTGTAGTTCTTTCGACATATTCTCCTCCGTATCTTGCATTTAGCGGTTTAGCAAATGATTCCGCTTGTTCTGTAATTTTGTTTAATTCGTAACTGCTCGCAAATTTTACTAAACGAACACCTACTTGTGAAATATTTTTTTGTGCACCAATGCCTTCTGCAATAGTAGCACCGATTAATTCTTTTATTTCGGGCGGTTGTGCTGTAAGGTCACAAAGTGTAACATTACGTGTATAATCATCTAGTACACGATGTTCTTCACCTAAATGATCAGTCCAACGTTGTAGCATTAGGTTGTTCCAATTAAACCCTTTAGTAGTTCTATCTTCAAATGCTTCTTGTAATCCAACTTTATTCTTAGTGCCTTTCTTACGTACACCTGGATATGCACTAAACACATTATCACTAGTGTCACCACGCATACACTTTTCAAACAGCAACCACTCAGGATCGGGAGCACCTTTAGATTGTTTTGTTTTCTTATCAACTACTTCCTTGCCTTTGTCATCAAAATAACCTTCGTGTGTAATAGTAACTTTTTGTACACCATTGTATTGTTTTACGTTAGGTGCAATAAGTTGTGCAAAGTCACCGTCTGTGCTAATAATAACATGATCGTCCTTAGGATGTGCTTGTATCCAACCAGCAATCAAATCATCTGCTTCTAGTTGCGGATGTTGTAGAACTGTGCAATTTGTTTTATTTTGTAAGAAGTCTTTAAAGTCATCAAAAGTTTCCCAAAATATTTTTTCTTCTTCCTGCTGAGAAGGAGTTAGGGCGTCACGAGTTTCTTGACGATTACGTTTATATGGCTCATAAAAGTCCTTGCGCCAACTACGTCCTTCCAAACAAAACACTACGTGAGTGCCATTAAAGTCCTGCCACGCTTTACGAATACTTTGTAAAGTAGTATGTAACGCCATGCCAATTTTAATATCAGCATCGCCTCTAACAGCGTGTCTAGCACGGAAAAAAGTATTTGCTGTGTCTACAAGTATATATGTCATTATTTTCTGCCTAAGTATTTCATTCTATACCATTTAGCAAACTCGGGATTAAAGATCATTGTTTCGTGTACTTGTCTAGCACTTAGTTGTTCCGATCTTATGCAGTCTGCTAGTGATTGCCAATCTTCCTTTTTATATTTTTCAGTTTTCCTAGTCTTAACATTAGTCATTAACTAACCTCCGTTTTTCCATCTCCTAGGTCTTTTGTGTTAATAAATCCAGCACCCATAGGACTGTCTGGACTTGCTACTCCTTGATCACGTGCTACATTACCACAAAGTTCTTTAAACCATGCATCAACAATTTCTTCTTCGCTATCACCTTGATAACCATTTAGTCTTAATTCTCTAATAAAGAATTCATTCCAGTCAAGTTCAAAAAACCCATTACGTGGATTGTTATCTTTCATCTCAACATTAAGAACTGTTACATAAGGTTGCTTGTTTTTAGTTGCTTCTGCTTTTGCATCAGTTGTTTGTTCTTTAGATACAGTAGCAGGTACATGATCTTTATTAAACATTTTTTTAAGTTTATCTAACATTATATTCCTGCCTTTCTTGCTTTATCATCTAATCTTTCGTTATTATGTTCCCCAGGCATTGCCGAAGATGTCGACGTGTAGTCGGGGTGTATACCTCCAGCCTCGCTCCATTGCCAATGTTGCGACTCCTCTAGTGTTGAGTTGGTACTCTTCTGACCTACCCCCAAGCGGCATAACAT